AGCCCGGTGTGTCCGTGGTCGCGAGGTCGTGCAGGTTGCCGCCTCCGCGCTGACCGTGCTGCGTGTCGGAGATGACGCCGACCGCGATGCTGTTCGCGCTGACGACGATCGAGGCGTCGGTCGCCGCGATGTCGATCTGGCGATCCGCCGACAGGTCGCCGCCGCCCTGGAGACCGAGCCCGGCCGTGATGGTCCGGGTCGTCGGGATCAGGCCCGAGAAGCCGGCCAGCGTCGCCGGAGTGACCGCCCGGGTCGTGTCGGTGCCCGCGTCGACCTCGGGCTGCGTCGCCAGCTCGACGAAGCCCTGCGCCGTCGTCGTCGCCGCTGCGTGCAGGCTGCCGCCGCCGCGGTTCCCGTGCTGCGCATCCGTCGCCAGGACGCCGACCTGCAAGTCGTTCGCGTTGACGACGATGCTGCCGTCGGCGTTCGCGACGACGTCGAAGGTCCGGTCCGCCGACAGGTCGCCTCCGCCGGTCATGCCGGCGCCCGCGGTCAGCGTGCGGCTCGCATCGACCGGGTTCGCCGGCAGGCCGCTCCAGCTCGCCAGCGTCGCAGGCGTCACGGCGCGGTCGGCGTCGGTTCCGGTATCGACCTCGGCCTGCGTTGCGAGTTCGATGAAGCCGGGCGTGCTCGTCGTGGCGAGGTCGTGCAGGCTCCCGCCTCCGCGGTTGCCGTGCTGAGCGTCTGAAATGACGCCGACCGTGACGCTGTTCGCCGCGACCACCAGCGAGGAGTCGCCCGCGACGAGGTCGATCGTCCGGTCGGCGCTGAGGTCGCCGCCGCCGATCAGCCCGAGGCCCGCGGTGATCGTGCGGGTCGTCGGGACGAGGCTGCCCGAGATGCCGTCCAGCTTCGTCTTGTCCGATGCGGACATGAAGCCGGCGACCGACGCCGTCGCGACTGCGTGCTGCGTGCCACCACCTCGCGCACCGTGCTGGGCGTCGGTCGCCAGAACCCCGACTTGAACGTCGTCCGCGTTCACGACGATCGACCCGTCGGCGTTCGCCACGACGTCGACGCGGTAGTCCTCGTCCGCTCCCGGGCCGACGATCGTGCGGGTCAGTCCTGCGCCTGCCAGCAGCTTGTCGTCCAGGTAGCCGGGCGTGGTGTCCGACGCCGTGACGGCGACGAGAGTGCCGCCGCCGGGAGGCGACACGTTTTGGAGAGTGATCGGTCCGCCGCTCATGGCCGCTCCATGAAGATCACGCGGCTCGTCGCCGTGTTCGCCCAGCGCGCAGCCCGGCAGAGGAGGTCCTCGACGGGCACGACTGGCGTGAACGGGTCGACCGCCTTGTCGCAGTGGAACGGCACGGAGCCGTCATAGATGGACAGGTAGGGCTTCAGCGCCAGGGCGAGGCCCGGCGGGTTCACGATCCCGTTGTCCATGAAGATCACGCGCTCCGTCGCGAAGTTCGCCCAGCGAGCCGCACGGCAGAGAACGTCCTCGATGAAGACCGGCGCCGGCCCGCTCCTCGGCGGGCAGATGCCGTTGCTGTCCGAGTAGCGCACGAGGCCCGACGTCGCCCAGTCGTAGGGCCACGTCTCGACCTGCGCGGCCACCGTCGGCGCCTCGGAGTCGACCCAGATGCGCACCTCGCCGAGCTGCGGCCGCAGCGCGACGACCACCTCGGCCTCGCTCCTCGGCGCCCCGATGAACGGCGCCGTGATGAGCGTGCCCGGAGGCCCGCCGGTCAGCACCGCGATCTCGCCGTCGACGAAGCCGATGTAGCCCTGGTCGCCGAGGGTCACGATCGCACCGCTCGCGTCGTCGTCGACGCGGTCGACGCGGAACTTGAACGTGATGTCGCGGCGCCTGTTCGGGAAGTTCGTGACCGCGCTGAGCGAACCGCAGAGCGGGATCAGATGCGTCCCGTGTAGGTCCGGGAAGCCGCGGTGCGAGTCGCGGCGGTTCCGGAGGTTGTTGTGCACCGCACGCCGCATACGCGCGCTATGTCGGCGGCGGATGGCGGCGATGGATGGCATCAGATGAAGTGTCGCGGGACGGACCCGACGTAGACGCGAAGCGGTTCGATGACCTCGAAGTTGACCGGCGCGCCCGTCTGCGTCACGTCCGCAGGGAGCGCGCCGGCCGCGGCCTGCGCGAAAACACCAGCGACCGAAGCCGCCCAGCCGTTCGGAAGCCCGAGAAGGAGCGCCGAGCCGTCACCAGCTCCGGCGCCTGTCGCCGTGAACTCGACGCCGACCGTGTTCGATGCGGCGCCGATCAGCGTGAAGTCGGTCGGGGTCGGCAGGCCGAGGTCGGCGATCTGATAGCGGAGCCCGATCGTGAAAGAGCCAGCCGCGACCGCGGCTTGGCGGGCGCGGGCGATCTCCCGCCCGTTCGCCCAGATGCGCACGCGGCCGTCGCCAGGACGGCACGCGAACACGAGGTCGACTTCGAGATCGACCGGCAGGCTGCCGGGCGCGTTCGTGAACGTCGCGATCGCGCGGTCGGGGTCAGCAGCATCGCCGGCCCGGAAGCTGATCTCGTCGTCGTCGATCCAAGCCGCGATCCCGGTCGTCGCGTCGCCGAGGCAGAACAACAGCCCGGTCGGCGCGGCGCCCGTGATGCGGACAGCCGTCGTCCAGGTCACCAGTCCGTCGAGGACCGGGAACTGATTCGCCGCGATCGTGTCGGGGATCAGGGCGAAGCGGTGCGTCTGGAACAGCTCGGGAACGCCAGCCAGAGACCGACGCCGCTCCCGGGCGTGGAAGTAGACGGCCTGCTCCACTCCGCTGAGCTGCTTCAGTCGCGTCTCGGTCTCTGCCATGGTTCACCTCTACTGTCCCACGCGCACGGGATAGACGGGACGCTGCGCGCCCCTTTGCCGCCGCGCCTTCATGGCCGCGTCGACCTTGCTCGGCCCTTCGAGCTGCTCGATCACGTCGTCGGCGTTCGTGCCGGCCGCGATGAACGCCTGCGCCTGCTTGGCGCGCTTCGCTCGGGCCTCCTGACTCCGCCGCAGGTAGTCCTGGATCGGCGTCGCCTGCTTCGGCTTCGCGCCTCGGCGCAGCAGGATGTTCCGAGCCCGCGAGAGCATCACGCTCCGCTGGCTCAGCTCCGCGAGCGCCTTGACGATCGCCTCCTTGCGCGCGCCCAGCACAACGGCCTGACGAGCGAACTCCTCGATCGCACGATCGACGAGGTCGATGTCGTTGTAGACCTGCGAGGGCGACATTCCGACGACATCGTCGAACGCCTCGACCTCGGCGTGCTGCTGCGGCGTGTCTTCCATCGGAGGCGACTCGGGCGTCTCCTCCGTGCCCGGACCATCTGCGTCGGGCGTGACCTTCGGCTCAGCCGCGGGCTCGGTTGCGGGCTCGGGCATGGGAGCTTCGGCCGGCTGCTCGGGTTCGGCAGGCGGCGTAGTAGGCTCTTGCTCGGGCACTCCGGGCTCGGGCGTCGGCGTAGGGTCCGGCGTCTTCGGACTCGGGTCGGCCTCGGGCTCGTGACCGATCGGCGGGAAACCACTCGCCGCGAACGTCTCCCGGGTCATCCCGGGAGCCGCGTCGGTGATGGCAGCCCGCTTCACGTCGCGGCCGAGGATCATGCTCACGGCATCGACTCGGGGCAAGCCGTCGGCGGTCCAGTGGTCGTCGTCGGCCGGGTCGAGTCGCGCGAGGGCTTGCTTCAGGTCCATCGTGTCGTGTCCTCGTTCGATCCGGGTCAGTGCGGACGGCGGGCGGATCGAGGACCCGCCGCCCGCGCTCGGTCAGTCGCTGCCGAGCATGATGTAGGCGATGTGCACGTCGCCGTCGGCGGTCATGTCCACGTCGCCGCTGATGTCCGCGTCGTCGATCAGCAGGTTCAGGTTGATCTCCAGCGTGCCCGCGGAGTTGTCGAAGATGACGCCGCAGAGCGAGCCGTCCGGCTGGACGCCTTGCGTGCGCGGCGAGACCTCGGCGACCGCGGGACCGACTGCCGTCGACGGAACGAGGTCGACATCGCCGAGCGTGATCGTGCCGTCGTCGGCCGGCGTGGTGCCGAGGCCGAAGTCGCCGTTCCACGTGTCGACGAGGTCAGCGCTGCCGCCGGCCGGGCCGCTGAACGTCAGGTTCGCGACGCAACCGAGCAGCATCACGTTCCCGGTCGGGAGACCGCGGAGGACCGCGGTGCCCCAGCCGACGCCGACCGTCCCCGCGACGGAGATGGTGAGCGCCTGCACCGGGATGACGAGCGACTCGGCGACTGCGCCGCCGGCGAGCCCGCCGCGGCTCAGTGATCTCGGAAGTCCTTTGCCCATGGTAGTTGCCTCCTGTTAGGGGTTGCGGCGGGCCTAGGACTCGCGGGTCACGAGACGGGCGAACTTGATCTGCTTGCGCTCCGAGAACGCGCGATCCCAGCTCGCGGCGTTCTGCAAGTCGTTGGCGCCGGCACCGTTGCCCGGGCCACCGTTCGGAGCGGTGCCCGTGTAGGCGTGCCCCTGCGGGTGAATCGACCACTCGGTTCGGCTCGTCAGGATCTCCTGCCCGCCGCCGTTGCCGGCAAGCGGCTCACGGTGAACCTCGGTGCCGACCTTCGGCGAGCCGACGCCGAGGCGCGACGCGCCGGAGCCGAACAGCCACGTGTCGAACACGCCGGCCGCGTTCGGCAGCCCGTCGTCGACGATCACCTCGCGGCCGAGGAACGTCGGGATCTGGATCTCGCCGCGCGCGTCCGGGATGAAGTCGATCAGGTTGTTCTTCTGCATCCGGTTGTAGACGATCGAGTGGACCATGACCATCGTCAGGTCCTCCATCGAGTCGCCCATCGTGACCGCGGCGTCGAGGAACGCCTCGGCGCTGAAGTTCGTGACGCCGTCGATAAAGGCGGCGCCGCTGATGTCGTTCTGGTAGTCGCCCGCGTCGTTCGCGACATTGTCCGCGATGACGCCGTTCCACGTCGCGATGAACGCGGCCTGGAGTCGACGGGTCCAGTAGTAAGCGACGCGCGCGGCGATCGCGTCCATCGGATCCGCGCCAGCGAGCGCGGCCGCGAGGTCGGCACTCGACCACGAGTTGTTGCGCGACAGCCGCACCGCGATCTCCTGCGACGTCTCGATCTTCAGAGGCGTCGAGTCGAGGCGCGGGTTCGGCGTGCCGGCGTTGAAGTCCGCGGCGATGATGTCGGCGACGTCGTCGGTCGACACGTTGTCGGCATCGTTGTCGAGGTCGCGGAAGCTCGGCACGTTGAAGGTCAGACCTCCGCCGGCGAGCAGTTGATCCATCAGCGCATCACGAGCGAGGGCGCCCGACTGCACGAGGCGCGCCTTCTCCTCCGTGAGCTGCTGGACATAAGCGGTGAAGATCTCGGGAACAACGACGTCCGAGACCTGAGTCAGGGGGCCTGCGGCCATGGGGAGATTCTCCTAGGGGATTGTCAGGGTTCAGGTTTCCACCGGAACCGAGCCCCATGGCCGGTCCGCGTCAGTGCGCGAACTTCGCCGACCGACGCTCATGCGCGCCGGCGCCCTATCGACTTCGGGCACGAGCCGGGAGGCCACGCCAAGCCGGCTCGTGCTGAAAGTCTCTCGCGCAAGAGCCAACGACGCAAGGGCCGTTATGCGCCTGCGCCCTGCTTTCGTGGTGCGGGCTTCGGGCCGCCGAGCGACGTGCCCGCCGCCTTCGCGAGCTGCTCGGCACGATCGCGGCCGTGCTGCTTGTAGATCCTGCCCTGCTCCGTCATGTTCCAATGCTCGGCGCTGAAAGGGTTTTTGCCCGCGAGCGGTCCGCCACCACGACCTCCGCTGCCGACCGTCCCGCCGCCGACGGACTCGCCCCACCAGTGCCGGCGCCGGTCTTGCATCTCGGTCAGCCAGCCCGCCGGGTCGAGGCCCGGGGTCACGCCCGCGCCTTCCTTCGTGACGATGGCACCATCGTCCTCGCGCACCTCGAACACGCGATCGGCCAGCAGAAGGGCGTCCTCGTGCGCGTCCATCAGGACCTTCTGCTCCGTGAGCTGCTTGCGAACGGCGTCGTGAACCTTGCGGGTCCGATCCTTGCCGACCCACATCTCGTTTGTTGTCTTCAGTTCGCCGTTCTCCTTTTCGAGCTGCTTGATCTTGCGCTCCAGCGGCGAGAGCTGGCTGTTGATCGTGCCCTTCACGCGGCGCTCGACCATCTCCTCGATCTGCGCCTCGTCGAGCTTGCCCTTCGCCGCGGCTTCAAGCTCCGGCAGCAGGTCGAGCTTCTTCACGATCTCGTCGTGGTCGTAGTCGTCCCAGACGTGCAGCTTCTCCTTCGTCGCCTTGTGATCGTTGCGCTCCTTCGTCAGCGCGGCCTGCAACCGCTCGACGTCTGCGCTCGTCTTGACGCCGGCAATGCCGGTCAGCTCGTAGCGGCCGTTCTTCTCGGTGTAGAGTTCCTGGAACTGCTCCGGGATGTCCTCCAGCTTGTCGTGCGTGTCCTTGAGCACCATGGCCCTTCCTCTTGTTACGGGTTCTGCGGCTCATGCCGCCTTCTTCGCTCCCGGTGACATCACCGGAAGTCGTCGGGGTCGAGGCCGGCGAGGCGGAACGCATCGGCGTCCGATCTCGCAAGCTCGGCCAGTGTCTTCTCCGCGCCGCTCGCGTCGACGAACCGATCAAGCGGCAGGTCGCCGCGGCGGAACAGCGCGCCCTTCGTCTTGCCGAGCACGTCGTCCTGGAAGGCCGCGGGCTGACGCCCGAGCCACTCCTCGTAGGTGACCTTCGCCGGCACGCGGCCGATCAGCTCGCGCGTGCGTGCACGAGCGAACGAGTCGTAGGCGCCCTTCGTGCCGTAGGGCAGTTCGGCCCGGCGCCGCGGGATCGGGCTGATCCCTTCCTGCTCCGCGAACTCTCGCAGCAGGCGGCGCTCGTTCGTCGGCTTCGACGGTCGCCGGCCGAGCGGCTCAGCGTCGAGGAGCGGCACGCGCAGGCTCCGGCAGTTGACGTGCAGCGGCGGCTGCGGGCCTTCGTCGACCGGGTAGCGGTCGCCGTCGAGGCTGCGGCAGATCGGCGTGGTGACGCCGTCGAGCGTCGCGACGAACAGCTCGACGGGGATGATGTCCGCGTTCTCCCGCGCGTAGAGCTGCCGCGCGTTGTTGGCGACCGCGTTCGTCGCGGTGCGCGCGATCGCCTCGGCGTCGCGTCTCGTGATCTCCGTGACGCCGTTCGTGCCGCGGAGCCGCACCGTGCCCGTGATCCGCCGCGCGATCACCACGGGGTTGTCGCCCTGCACCATCCCGATCCGGATCTGCGACTCGATGCGACCGAGGTCGGCAGCGCGCAGGCTCTTCGCCCAGTCGCGGAGCGACTTGCCGACGAACGGCTTCGTGCGCACCATCGCGCGCAGGCGCTCCGCCGCGGGGATCGTCGTCTCGATCTGCACGGGCAGCACGGTCTTCACGGCGTTGTCGATGAACCGGACCTCAGAGGCCGCGAGCGCGTTCATCTCCTGCACCAGCAGCTTGTCGACGTCGTCGTGCGCCTCGCCGCGGAGTTGCCGGATCTGCGTCAGCAGGCGGTCGAGGCGCTCGACCGAGGCCGGCGTCTCCAGGCCCGACTGCCCGCGGAGCCGCCGCCGGATCAGCGCGCGCAGGTCGGCCTCGGTGTCGTCGAGCACCTCGCGGATCTGCCGCCCGGTGCCGCGCGACAGCCGCAGGAGCCCGATCTGGTGACGGATGAGCGCATCGAGCAGCGCGTCGTTCGACGTCGCGGGCGGAACCTGTCCGAGCTGTCGGCGGCGACGCGCGGCCATCCTATGCCTCCGTGCCCTGCGGCTCCGTCTCCTCGTCGCTCATGTCGTCCTCGTCCTCGACGATCTCGGCGTTGGTCTCGTCGTCCTCGTCGTCTTCCGGACCATCGACGTCGGACGAGCCGGTCGGAGCTTCGAGCGTGAGCATCTGCTCGCCCTCGATCTTGTCCAGCTCTTCCTCGAAGCCGAGGTCGGTCATGCCGCGCTCTTGCATGTTCACGTGGATCGACTCCAGCGAGATCGGCGCGCCGAGCTGCTTGGCGGTCATCATCTTCACCAGCTCGTCGGCTGCCATCCGGTCGTCGGCGAAGTCGAGGTTCGGGATCACGACGACCTGCTCGTCGTTCAGGCCCATCCATCGCGCGGTGATCTTGAGGATCTGCTCCAGCCCGAACGCGCCGGCCAGCGCGACCTGCGTCAGCGTCGCCGTGCGCGCCGCGACGCGGATGCGCAGCGCCTCGCCCGACGCCTGCCCGGTTCCCATCATGTCGAGCAGCTCGCCGCCCTTCTGCCCTGCGCGCGTGTAGTCGTTGACCAGCGCCTCGCGCTGCTCGCTGAGCCCCGAGGAGTCGACGCCGATATACTTCGCGTCGCCCGAGACCGGCAGGCGGATCGTCGCGCCGGCGCCGACGCGCGTGTCCTCGTCGTCCGTCGAGCCGATCACGACGAGCGTGTCCTGCCCTTGCATGAACAGGCTTTGCCGGTAGTCCGCTTCGCCGCGGTAGATCGCGAGCCCGAGGTTCGACAAGCCGAGGAGCGGCGGGTCGTCGGGCTCCGGCGTGATGTCCTTCGTGTTGACGAACACGAACGGGATCTCGCCTTCGAGTGCGCGCCCCATGATCCGCGGCGTGAACATGTTCGCAGGGTTGAACGTGGTGTTCGTGTCGCGGAAGACGCCCATCCGATAGACGCCGACGCCGCGCGGCAAGTTCGGCGCGATCTCCGTGCCGGCCTCGATCGTCGGGTCGACGCCCTGCTCTGCCGTGGTCGCGGCTTCGTCGGTCTCGTCAGTGGTGAGGAGCAGCACGCGATACTTCTCGGTCTCCTCCCACTCGAAGTCGCGCACGCGCTCCAGCTCGGTCTCGTCGATCGAGACGAAGTTGAGGTTCTGGATCTCGATGCCGTCGCTGCGACCTTCGTCCCAGTTGATGCACCGCTCGCCGCCGTAGAGCGAGATGTAGGGCTCGTCCGCGCGCAGGCCGACCTCGGCGACGTCGGCAAGCAGGCCGACGCGCCCGGTGACGAGCTGCTCCTCGTTGATCCTGCGGAGCAGCATCGCGAGCGACTCGTTGCGCGCGGTCGCGTTCTCGCGCAAGAACTCCATGCGCTCCGGCAGCTCGATCGTCGGCGGCTTGCGGTGCATCACGCCGATCAGCGCCTCGACCGCTTCGCGCACGACGTCGGGGAACCGCGCGCGCGTTCGGTAGGCTGCGTAGGCTTTGTAGCCGAGCTGCTCGGGCTGATGGATGCCGTCCGCGATCATGCCCGAGGTCGCCGGGAGATACTTGAAGCCGGCCTGCTTGACGATGCGCTCGCCGCGATACGTGTCGCGCATCTGCTCCCAGTCCGGAAGAAGCTCGTCGTAGAGCGGGTTGCGTGAATCAACGCCCATAGGTCAGCACCTCAGAACATTCCTACCGCGTGACCACTGCGGACGCCGGTGCCGAGCTGCCGCACGCGGTAGCGCACCTCGTCGCCGATATGGTCTTCGGCATCAGTGTCAACGTCGTCCAGGTCCTTCAGATCGCGCGGCAACGACAAGACCGTGCGGAGGAACTGCGGGCATCTGCCCTCGAAGACGAACAGGCCGGGAAGCTCGCGCGGGCCGCGCTCGTTCGGTCGCGCGTTGCGGATCAGCTTGCGCATCATCTCCCAGCCCAGCTTGCGCGAGCCCGGTCGCTTGTCGGCCGGCAGCCAGCTCACGCCCTTGTAGACCACGCCGTCGAGGCGAACCGGCTGCGCCATGTCCTGCGCGATGCAGACGCCGTTCTCGACCGTGAAGATCGAGGAGTCAGCCGGCCCGGCCTTCACGCGACAGCTCTCGCGCGTGCGCAAGTCCCAGAGCAGCTCGCGCTCGACGATGCCCTTCGCGACGTCGACCGCGAGCATCCGGCGCCCTTCGTTCGGGCGCCCGGTCCATCCATACCACTCGTTGAAGCGGAACAGGTCGCCGCGCACGGTCGAGACCCAGCGGCCGTCCGGCAGCTTGACGTCGCTGCCGTCGCTCTGCGCATACCATCCGACGGAGAACGGCCGCGAGCTGCCCCAGTCGAACGCGCGGTCGATGCGCCACGCCTTCGGGATCTCGAACACCGGGACGACGTTGCGCGAGCTGTCCCAGACGTCGTCGAACATGCCGCCGGCGACGAAGTCCCAGGAGCCGTCGAGCCACGCGGCCTTCATCGCGTCGTTCGACGCGCTCGCGATGATCGTCTGCTTGTAGTTCGGATCCGCGGCCATCAGGATCCGGTTCTCGTCGATGTGCCCGTGGATCGCGCAGCGCGCGGGCTGCGCGTTGCCGGCGATGTCGACCGCGTCGGTGATGACGACCGTCTTCCACCACTGCCCGTGCAGCGCGTAGCGGTCCTTGACCCAGTTGTGCCCGACGCCGTAGGGGTTCGTCGTCGCGCGGATCATGCGAGGCACGCCGGCGTTCGAGGATCGGCAGCACGCGAACATCGACGTGAAGCACTCGTCGGTCGGCCAGTTCGTGACCTCCTCGAATCCGATGAACGGGTATTCGTGCCCGTGATAGTTCCAGTAGTCCTCCGGCCGCGCCATATGTCGGAAGAGCAGCACCTCGCCGGTCGGCCACTCCCAGCGCATCCCGCCGCGGTTGAACTTCGCGTCCGGGAAGATCAGGCGGAACCATTTCTCGCTCTTCGCCTGCACGTCGGCGAGCTGCGGGTAGGTCTGCCGGAAGATCACGCCGCGCCACGCGGCGCCGTAGCCCTTGCCGACGTGTTGCGCGAACGACATCAACAGCGCGTCGGTCTTGCCCGGTCCGCGCGTGCCATGGTAGAGCACCTCGAACAGCGGGCAGTCGAGGAACTCGGCCTGCGACCCTTCCTGCGGCGCCCAGATGACGGGCATCCCGTCGACGGTCCTCGCCTGCGGCGGCAGCTCCGCGGCGCGCGCCTTGTCGAGCTGCGCATCGAAGGCAGCTTGATCGTCGGCCGTGATGTTGACGAGGACCTCAGTCATCGGTCGGCGGCTTCTTGTCCTTGTTGCGTTCTTGCGCGCGTGCGATCCACTCTTCCGGGCTGATCGTCGCCGGCGCGACCAGCACGCCCTGCGCGCCCTGGACCTCGTGCGTGACGTGGTCGCCCTTCCATCCGTAGCGCGCCTTCGTGATCCAGATCGCGGCGGTCACGGCTTGCGGGCTTTCGCCCGTCGCCTTCTTGAACAGCGACTCGATCACCTTCGCCTTCACGCGCGCGCCGCCGGCGTCCAGCTCGTCGCGGAAGTGCCGCTCCAGCGTGTTCGAGCTGATGCCCTTGCCGGTCTGCGGATTGATGACGATGGTCGCGATCTCCTTGTAGGTCAGCCCGTAGCCGACCAGCGTCTCGACGAGCCGGCGCTGCTCGTTCGTCGGCTTGAATCGCGGCCGCCCGCCCTTGTTGACGGGGCGTCTTTTTTCTTGAGTCTCAGATACCTTGCGGCGCGTCGACGGCTTCTTCTTCGCGGCCTTCTTCTTCGCTGCCATGGTCACGCCCTCGCGGGTTGAGCGGCGACGTCGTCGAACAGCACGCCGTCGAGGCGCGTCGCCTGCTTGCCGGTCCAGTCTTGCCAGCGACGCACGACGACGTCGACGTAGCGCGGTTCGAGTTCCAAGCCGAAGCAGCGGCGCCCGTTCGCCTCGGCGGCGATAAGCGTCGTGCCGGTTCCGAGGAACGGCTCCAGGACGAGGCCCTCGCTCGGGCAGCTCGTGAAGACGGCACGGCCGATCATCTGGGCGGGCTTCGGCGTTGCGTGTCCGAAGCGCTCCTCGCCGACGACGCGCTTGAAGGTCCAGACGTCGGTCGCGTTGTCCTTCGTCGCGTCGAAGTAGCTGCGCTTCTCGCGCATCTCGGCGGCGAGCTTGCGCCGGTGATCGTAGCCGCCGTCGAACTCGGCGATCATCTCGTCGTAGGTCATCGCGAACGCGGTGCCGTTCGCCTCGGCGCGGAGCTTGTCGTAGTGCTTCCGTCCGATGACGAGGAACTGGCTCTTGCCGGTCCAGTGGCCCGACATCTGCGTCCCGGTGATGCGTCGGACGTCGGCGGCTTTCCAGTGCATCGCCTTGAACTGCTCGCGGAGCCACTGCCGCAGCGGCTCGTAGCCTTCGTAGTAGTCGTCCTTGTTGATGTTCCCGAGGAACTGCGTGCCGCGCATCAGGAACAGGCAGCGCTCGGTTTCGGGCGGGTAGGAGTGCGCGCCGACGCCGCCGATGCCGAAGGCGTTGCCCTTGGCCCAGACGAGTTCGTTGCGGATGACGAGGTCGTCGAGTTCGTGCAGTCCGGCGGCATACCAGAGTCGCCAGAGGTCGGGAGCTTGTCCCCAGATGTAGAGCCCGACGTTCTCGCGTGCGTGTTGCAGGGCGAGGCGCAGCCAGTCGAGCTGGAAGGCGTCGAGCTTCTCGCGGTAGAGGTTGTCGTTGGCGACGCCGTCGGCTTCCTTTCCCATCCCGTAGGGCGGGTCGGCGTGGATCATGTCGGCGGGTTGTCCGTCCATCACCAGCTCGACGGCGTCGGGGTCGGTCGAGTCGCCGCAGAGCACGCGGTGATCGCCGAGGAGCCAGAGGTCACCACGTCGGGAGACGGCTTCGAGTTCGACGGCGGGCAGTGCCTCGTCGGCGCCGTCGAGGTCGGCGGGCGCGTCGTCGTCTTCCTTGCCGAGCATCCCGTCGAGCGTGTCGGAGTCGAAGCCGAGCAGGTCGAGGTCGAAGTCGAGGTCAGCGAGTTCGCCGATCTCGACGCTCAGCAGTTCGGAGTCCCACGAACCGTTCAGCGTGAGCTGGTTGTCGGCGATGATGTAGGCGCGCTTCTGCGCCTGCGTCCAGCCGCGGGCGACCATCGCGGGCACCTCGTCGATCCCGAGTTGCTGGGCGGCGAGGAGCCGGCCGTGCCCGGCGATGATGTTGTCGTCTTCGTCGACGAGGATGGGCGTGGTCCATCCCCACTCGCGGATCGAGGCCGCGATCTGCTTGACCTGATCGGCGGAGTGCTTCCGCGCGTTTCGCGCATAGGGCACGAGCTTCGAGGTCGTGCGGCGCTCGATCTCGGAAGCCGGCCATGGTTTCCCGTGGTCGTCGCTCACGTCGGGAGCCTAACGCGTTTTTGGCAACTCCTCTACGCCCGACGTGAAGGAGTTGCCTCCGAGGCGACGATTGCGGCGGGTCGAGGCGCGGGCTTCAGCGCTTCTTCTTGTAGCCCTTCGCCTTGCCTCGTTTCGCCTTAGCTGCTTCCACTGCGGCAAGTTGCTTCAGTGCCGCGGCGCGTGTCTTGTGCGTTCCGAGGACCTTGCCGGCCTTGCTGAGGACCTTGAACGAGCCGCCGACCTTGCGGACGACCATGATGACCTCCCGTGCGTGAAGTTCGTCCGAGCCGGCGGGGCGGGCGAAGGGGCGCCTCGCTTCGGCCGGCGAAGAACGCCGACCCGGACGGACTCGGGACGGTATGCGACTTCGTCGCGGAGCGCAACGCCGACCGCGAGCCCGGCGGTCAGAGAAGGATCGTGCCGACGAGGCTCGGTTCTTCGGTCGGGTCCGCGGCCGGCGGTCGGATCATGTCGACCACGGCGGCGGGCGTCGAGGATCGGGTTCGGGTTCAGGCGGCGGAGGTTTCGACCTGCTGCGCTTGGCGGGTTGTGCCGTGTCTTGTCCGACGGCGATGTGCAAGGCCGGGTGCTCGCGGTTGAGGCTCCAGGTGAGGCCGCCGAGCTGGAACCAGCGGTCGTTGACGCCGGTCGCGTCCTGGACACCATCGGCGACGAGGTCGAGGACGTTGAGGGCGTCGCCGCGTCGGTCGGGGATCTCGACGTGGATCGCGAGCCAGAGCGGGGCGACGACGGGGCGGATGCCCTTCTTGTTGAGTTCGGCACGGAGGACGAGGGTCAGGGCTTCGCGTCTGGCCTTGGCCTGCGGCTGCAAGCGTCGCGCGTAGGACCCGGCGCGAGCTGCCCAGATGCGGTTCTTCGACCACTGCCAGTCGAAGGGCAGCGAGACGCCGACGATCCAGAGCAGACCGAGGTCGGCGAGGCTCGTTCTCGGGCTTCTCATTTTTCAGGGGGGGGTCCGTGTGCGCGCGCGTGCGTGAGCGCGCGGGCGACGGGGCGAAACGACTTACGCGCGCGCGCGTGCGCGACAGGGGGGGTCTCTGATAATGTGAGAAAGAAGAAGAAGAAGAGTATATAAGACTAGGCCCCGCCGCCGCTTGCGGCCTTCTCAACTGGCTGGGAAAACGTGTTAGGAGTTGAGACGCTCGGGTCGCGGACCTTGGCCCATTTCTCAGATGCCTCGAAGCGCGGGTTGCTCTGCACGAGGGGCCAGACGCGGGCGAGCCACGGGGCGACCTTGGCTCGTTCGGAGAAGTAGGAGCGGTAGACCTTGCGGGGCGCGCGGCGCTCGATGCACTCGCAGACGTGCAGGAGGGCGCGGCCGACGTCGTCGCTCGCGACGCCGCGGCGGAGTCGGTAGGCGAGGTTGTCGGCGCTCCAGCGGGCGACCTTGTAGGCGAGGTCGATGTGCCGTTCGGCGACGGCGGCTTCGCCGATGGTCGGGGCCTCGCCGCAGGCGAGCACGAGGGCGAGGGTCGCGGTCTGGCCCGGCAGGCGCCGGAGGATCGCCGCCAGCGTCTCGTCGCCGTCGGCGATGGCTCGATGCCCGGCGCGGTCGATCGAGGCGCAGAGCGCCTCCCAGGCGTCGTCGACGGTCTCGGACGCCCAGGGGACATCGCGCGGATCGGAGGGCGCGAGGTCGGGCATCGGGGGCGTCGCTGAGGCGCCCGAGGATGCCCCAGGAGCGCCCGGCGGCTGGAGCCCCTGGAAGGTCGAGGGCGGGGCGACGCGAGGAACAGGGAGCGCCTCGACGCTGCTGAGCCACTCCTGGACGGTCGCCGGGATGTCGAGGGTCGAGGCGAGCGGGCTGCGGAGGTTCTCGGTGCTGCTCGACTCGATCACCACGTGCCGGCCGAGGAAGCCGTCGGTCAGGCTGGAGTCGCTCAGCGACTCGTAGAACTGCCCGGGCGTCGCGAAGCCGACCATCGAGAAGGCGGGGCCGAAGATGCCGGCGTCCCAGGCGTCGACGTTCGCGGCGCGGCTCGGGTGCCGCAGGCTGACGGGAGCGAGATGGTAGACGGTCAGGTCGTGCAGGGCGAGCTTGCGGATCGTCGGGGACATCGAGCCGGAGGCGTGGTCGGTCTGCTTGAGCCAGCGCTGGAGCGTCGCCCCGTATTCGTCGAGCACCATGAGGACCTGCCCGCGCTTCTTCAGGAGCAGGTCGTCGAGTTGTGTTCGATGCGTCGGCGTGTCGTCGAGGAGTCCGAGCGCGAGGTTCGGGTGCGACTCGACGAGGTTCTTGATGCACGCCTGCGGCTTGTCCTTCCCGCTGCCGCTCGGGGCGAGCATCGCGAGGGTCAGCGTCGGCCGCGAGCCGTTCGGCCCGAGGACGCGGCGCCCGAGGGCGCCGGCCATCACGGCGACGGAGGCGGCGAGGGCGATGGTGCGGTCGGGGCGGCGGGCCGCGGCGACCATCCATTCGAGCAGGTCGCGGAGCGGCCCTTCGAGGCTCGCGGCGATCGAGGCCGGGAAGGCGCCGGGGTCGCGGGGCACGTGCGCGAAGGTGTCGGCGATCTCCTCGTCGCTGAAGATCGTGAGGCCGGGCGTCGACGGCTCGGGCCAGACGTGCTGCCCGTTGTCCGCCGCCGGCGGGGCGACCGCGACGGGCTGGCTCACGTAGCCGTAGGTCTGCCCCAGCTCGAAGAGCGTCGCGATGCCCTTCGGGTTGCGGTGCGTGGTATGGAAGCTGCGCCAGATCCGCCGGCACTCGTGCTCGCCGCCGTAGGCGGGCTTGCCGCTCGGCGTGGTCATCCCTTGCGCCTCGGCGCTCCAGCCGTGCCAGAGCGCGAAGCCCTCGTCGGAGCCGCCGAAGTAGTCGTGCAGCGGCATCCCGACGCGCTCGACCCAGGTCTCGCGGTCGACGTTCGGCGGGATGCACCGGAGCACGGCGCGGATCTGCTCGACGACCGCGGGGTCGAC